CAGTTCTATATCTCATTACTATATCAAAGATAGATGGATATCTAAATGCTGCTGAGACTCCTGCAGTTTCTACAGCGTCTGGATACATCTCTTCTCTAAAGAACTGTATTATCTTTTCAATTGATTCTGCTTCTGCAGGTGACGTAGGAACAAGTCTAAATGTAAATGCAAAGTTTCTTAACTCTGGTCCTGACAACACAGCTCTTCTGTTAGGATTAACAGCTACACCTGTGGCAGATGATATTGCACCTGATATTGTACTACTTGCTCCAAATACTCTTTGTGCAGCAATTTGAGCTTCTTCAGATCCAACACCAGATCTCAATGAATTGATAAGAGATCCAAATGTGTCTTTTATTCCACCAGCAACATCTGAAATAATTTCTCCAGCACTTCTTTGATCTAATATCCCTTGTCTGATACCAGCACCAAGAATACCTAAATCAACATTAGAATATGATACTTTATCTGCAATTTGAATGGCTCCTGGAAGATACAAAGTACATTTTCTATTTGTTCCTATTTCTTCTCTTAGCCGTTCAGTTCTAGTAAGCTTTCTATCAACTTTAGACTTATATAAATTTTCATTAAATCCACCAGGTCTTCCAGGTTCTGCTAGTGGATCATTACCAGGAGAGAGTGGAGAAACTCCTGATAATCCAAAGTCTGGTGCAAGGAATTCAATAGCTTTAGAACCTAATGTATCAAACTGAGGTTTACGAGCTTTAAATGTAATTGTACCACCATAATCTTGTTGATTGTTTAATGGGTATCTTAGTAGAACAGGATTTCTCTCACTAAATCTAGTAGATGCTGCTGCAGCAGATGTCCTGTCGTCTTGAATGTTTTTGATTATCTCGTCGTAATTAGCCATTTCTTATCCTAATAAATAAAAAAGTTAAAAGTATTTATAAGGTTGTTATGGCATATTCTGGAAGGTACAAAGTCAAAAACAGAAGCAAGTACAAAGGGAATCCTGATAATGTTGTATTCAGATCACTATGGGAACGAAATGCGTTCAAATGGTGTGATCAATCTTCTAATGTAAAGTACTGGGTTAGTGAAGAAGTAGTAATTCCTTATCTGTATGAAGTAGACAAAAAGTATCACAGATACTTTATGGACTTAAAGATAACATACGCTTCAGGTAAAACAATTCTGGTTGAAATAAAACCTGAGAAAGAAACTAAACCACCAACTTTTAACGGAAAGAAAAGTAAGCGTTATATTAGCGAAGGTATGACGTATGTAAAAAATATGAACAAATGGTCAGCAGCTCAGAACTATGCTGCAGATCGTGGATGGGGTTTTGAGATATGGACAGAGAAACATTTAGAACATATGGGTATCCTTCCAAAACCAAAAAAGAAATTTAAACCAATAAAGTCTTTAGGACCAGTAAGAAAGAAAAAGTAATGGGATGGTTTAGTACTCATGATGGAGTTGCGTTTATTCACATTCCAAAGACAGGCGGTGTGTCTATAAGACAGTGGGGTGTTGATGCATTAGGGAAGAAATGTAGATTAATTCATAAAGGCCGCAAGCATATGACTATTCATCAAATAAGAGAAAAAGTTGATGAAGAACTTCACACAAGTTTTACTGTTGTTAGAAATCCTTATGACAGAGCTGTGAGTGCATGGGCTTATTACAAAGAAAGGAACAAAACTGATCTTACGTTTAAAGCATTTTTAAAAGAACCTTCTCTTATTTCCAAACCAATGTGCAGATACATTGATGATAAAACAATAATTATAAGATATGAAGATTTAGAATATGAATTTAGAAAGATACAAAAAATGTTTAACAAAGAAGATGTGAAACTTCCAAAGCTTAATTCTTCAAACAGAAAAAGAAATTACAGAGTTTACTATTCTGATGATGAAACTAAATGGTTAGTTAGAGAAACATACGAAAAGGATTTCAATAAATTTAACTATAGTTTCTAATATAAATACAATCATGGCAAATATATTTAATCAATTAGAACTCGATGCTTTTAAAGCTGGAATCACTCCAAGGACTCGTCAGTCCAGGGATTGGTTTCGTAGTAAAGCACAGAATCTAAGAATAAACAGAAATGAATTAATGAAACAAGAACCAATTAAACTTTCAAGCAGAGAAGTTGTTGGTTCAATGTATATGTTTTTTTATGATCCTAAATTAAAAGAATCACTACCATATTATGACAGCTTTCCGTTAGTTATTGTTATTGGACCTGCATCTGGAGGGTTTCTTGGAATGAACCTTCATTATATTGCTCCAGCATTAAGAGCTAAGTTATTAGATTCATTGATGGATGTAACTACTGATGAGAAGTATAATGACAAGACAAGATTTGAAGTATCATATAGAATGTTAAAGAGTGCAGCAAAGTATAAGTGGTTCAAGCCATGTGTTAAACACTATTTAAGTTCAAATGTAAAAAGTAGGTTTGCAAGAGTCCCAGCTCCTGAATGGGAGATTGCAGCATTTTTACCAACAGCAGACTTTCAAAAAGCTTCGAAGAGTACAGTTTATGCTGATTCCAAAAGGATGATATAATGGTCGCTACAATAGATCAATTTAAAAGTTTAGTAAGCAATAGAGGTGGTATTGCTAGACCTAATCTGTTTAGAATTAAGTTTCCATCTCTTGCAGGAGCTTCATCTGAAGAAGTAAACATACTTTGTAAAGATGTACAACTTCCTGGTCGTCAGATCATGACTAATGAGAGACGTATTGGTCTACAGCTAGAAAAGGTTCCATATGGTTATGCTGTAAATGATATTTCTGTTACGTTTCATGTTATGAACAATTATGGAATCAAAGAGTACTTTGAGACCTGGCAGAATCTTGCAGTTAACCAACAAACAAAAGAAGTAGGTTACCAGAGTGACTTTGCAAGAGACATTGAAATAGAACAATTTCAAAAGGTAACAAAGTTACCCAATAGATTTAGAAGTGACTTTGATAACTCATTGTTACCTAGATTAAGTGATATAGACATTGTAAGAGAATTCTTCAATGTAAGTGATCAGTTGAATGACTTGGTAGTTTATAGATGTAAATTGATTGATGCATTTCCTTCATCTATGACTGCAATTCAACTTAACAACGATCTAGATGGAGTAGTAGAGTTAAATGTACAACTCTCATATACAAACTGGGAAACACCTTTTGTAATGTCTCCATCTAACATAAAGGATGCATTCCAGGCCTCTATTAGAAATACACTAGTGGGGTTTATTAATAATATTTTATAAGGACTTGAAATGGCACTACCTAAGTTAAATGATGTTCCTAAGTATGAACTTGTTATACCATCGTCAGGTAAAAAAGTTTCGTATAGGCCTTTCTTGGTCAAGGAACAAAAGATCTTGTTGATGGCATTAGAATCGCAAGAAGATAAACAAATATTGAGAGCAATAACTGATACTATTAAAGCATGCATGATTGATCCAATTAATATTGATACATTAGCTACATTTGATGTTGAATACATATTTACTCAGATAAGATCGAAGAGTGCAGGTGAAACTAGTACAGTTAATTTAAAATGTGAAGCATGTGATGAACCAAATGAGTTAACTATCAATCTTGAACAAATACAAATTAATTTAGATAATCAAAATAAAATTATTGAACTAACAAATGAATATACACTTGTTATGAAGTATCCAAATTATTCGTTATTGTTAAACTCAGATGAGCAAGTTATTGATCAGGATACATTAACCGAAACAATTTTTGAAACTATTGTAATGTGTATGGACGAGTTAAGAACTGAAGATGAAATTATAAAGTTAAAAGATGAGAGTAAGAAAGAACTAGAAAACTTTTTAGATGGTTTAAACGCTCAACAACTTGAAAAGATTATGAACTTTGTAAACAATTTACCTAGACTTGAACATGATCTTGAATTTGATTGTATATCATGTGAACATAAAAACAAAACAACATTACAAGGAATCCAAGATTTTTTCTCCTAAACCTTTCTCATGACACGCTGGTAAATTATTACCAAGTAAATTATCAGTTAATTCAAAATCATAAATATTCGTTAACAGACGTTGAAAATATGATTCCATGGGAAAGGGAAATTTACATAGGAATGTTGGTTGATCAAGTGAAGCAAGAAAAAGAAGAAATGCAAAAGCAGCAAATGCAAGGATAACAAATGGCTAATCTAAAAGCAGTAGTCGCTGAATTAAAAGATCAAAATGATACAATGGCAGATGTTAGAGATAGCATCAAAGAATTGTTACAGACAGAGATCGATAGACGTAAAGAAGAAGAACGATCTAAGGGTGATGAACTAGAAGAAAAGCGAGAAGCTAAAGCTGCAAGAAACAAAGCAAAGACTGCTAGAGCAGCACCTAAATCTCTAGCACAAGGTTTTGCTCAGGGAAGTGGACTAGCTGGATTGGCTGATATGTTTCCTAGTTTTGGCAATATGCTTGGAGGTGCTTCGCTTGGTGGATTATTGGGTATGGCTGCAGGTAAATTATTCTTACCTGCATTAGGAGCTATTCTTGGAGGAAAGTATATTGGTGAGTGGCTTGAAACAAACCTTCCTAGTATGTTTGCAGATGGCAAGACTATGGAACTGTTTGGTAAAGAAATAGAAGTATCAAAAATTGGTGGCGCAATTGCTGGTGTTGTAGGAATGATACTTGCACCTAAACTTCTATCAAAATTGTTATCAGCAACATTTGGAATTGGTACTGCAACTGGTAGAATGCTCCTAGCAAGAGTGATTGGAGCAATGGGTATCAGTAAAGCAGTTACAGCTGGAGCTGAAGCAGCAGGTGATTTAGTTAAAGAAGCAGCTGATGCTAAAAAAGTTAATGAAGCTACAAGGAAAAGTACTAAGTTTACAAAGTTTAAACAGTTATTCAAAGTAGCTGGATCTGGATTAGTAAGGTTGACAATACCAGGAGCAATTATTGGTACAGGTGTTGCTGCAGCTTACTTATTGGCACAGTACATAGAAAACAGACGTGAGAAGCTGCTAGCTGAAATGACAGAAGACTTGGACAAATATATGGCTGAAGTGCCTGGGTTGATCAAAGCAGGAGAAACAAAAAAAGCTGCAGATAGAATGACCTTGAATTTAAACAGACAGCTGCAGCTTGGTGAAAATGTAGATAAAGCATTTATAAAAGAAAGTAGAGCTGCAGTTGATGAGATGCCACCTGGAGCTCAAAAGAATAACTTTAATGCTATGCTAAACGCAATGGAACAGCAAAAACCATCAATGCCACAATTAGACACTGCTTCTGCTATAAGTTTTGCAAATGTCACCGCAGCGGGGCAAATTGCATCATTAGAAGAAACAATACTGAAAAGGTTACCAATATCCTTTTCTCAGTTAACAAGAAATGAACAGGAAGCTATTGTAGGCAGAATGATTGGTGACATGGGTCTGGCTACTGCTGGAGTAAGTGCTTCGCAGTTAGCAGTAGATTTTTTAAATGCTAACTTTAAAAAAGAAGGTACGTCATTCTTTAATCGTCCCGTTGCTCCTAATTCATATCAAAATTTAAGTCCCGAAGCTTTAGCTGATATGTATTATAAAGGTTATACTGGACAGCGAATTAACGTCGTTAATAACAACGTCAACAACAATACTAATGTATCAGGTGGTAGTAAATCTTCTGGTGGAGGTCAATTTGGAAAAGCAATTGATCAATACTATATTGAGAAACTAATGATGCAGCAGGGTGTTCGACCTGGCTTTGGCATCTATGGTTTTTAAATAGTATATCTGTTTCTAATAATAGTTCATCTAGGCAATGGTGAAACTATATTAGAAATGGATCAAGGCTTCTGGAATTCTAAGATGTGCATCGAGTATGCAAATAAAATAAATGGGGATGCGTATTGCATCCCCGTAGAAATAGTTCTTTAGTCTTCTGCTGCTAACTTAGCAAAGTAGCTCATTGTATCATCATCATCCATCGAAGACTCTGCTGTAGTAATAGCTGGCTCTGGTGCTGTCGGAGCTTCTGGAGCTGACTTAGATGAGAAGTCTGGTATCTCATCATCCAACTCTAATGCAGCTTCCTGTTTAACAGTACGAGGAGCTTGCTCTCCAAGAACCATTGCCAACCTTGCTTTCAACTCATCGTATGACTTATAGTTCTTTGGATCAGTCCATTCATTAAGATCATACTGTTTGTTGTAGATAGCTTCTAACTCTTCATCACTACCAGGCACTGCTGATGGTGCTTTGAAGCTAGATGCATCATAGTTAGGATAGCCTTCGACCTTACGAATCTTAACTGTAAAGTCCGCACCATCCCACATATCAAATGGATTAACTGGTTTCTCATCTGGAAACTGAGGTTGCATAGAATCCATTATCTTATCAAATATCTTCTTACCAAAACGATACAGCTTAACCTGTCCTTCGTTCTCTGGTGCAGAAGGATCTGAAACAATTAGTACGTTTGAGATGTAACGTAGGTTACGTTTACGTTGACGTACTACTCCTTTGTCAGCTTCGATGCCAGAGTTCCACATCTTACTGTTTAACTCTGATAGTGGATCTTGCTGACCGAGAGAAGTTAATGACTTCTCGATATACCATTGACCGGTTGGTCCTTTGAAAGCATGATCCCAATATCGTACCCATGGTGTAGCTGCCTCAGCATCTCCAGGTAGGAAACGAATAACAGCATAACCATTACCAGCCTTATCTCTGGTCGGCATCCAGAATCGTGGATCATCTGATTGTCTAGTTGTTTGAGTAGTGCCAGAGGTTTCCTGGGCTTGTTGTACCAGTTTAGAAAGATCGGTACGGTTCTTCTTCAACGCTGCAAACGACATATGTATTCTCCTTGTCTAAAATATGTTTTGTATGTTCGTATGTTTGTATTATACTATTTATCATAGATCCAGGCAACAAGGACAACTCTTTTTCCTTTTGTTACTGGATATACTTGATGTTCGGTATTTGACTCAAACAACAAAGTATCTCGTTCTTGTAAATTTACTTTTACTTCAAAACCTGTTCCATCTTTAATACCAAAGTCACCACCCTCTAAGTCATCTGATAGACTAAGAACAGTAGTAGTAGAAAATCTTCTAATTTTTTTATCTTTGGCTTTTATTACATCGCGATGCCACTTAAAATGATCACCAACATTGTAGATCAAATAGTTGT